AGCAGAGGTCACTCCAGAGGCACAACCAACAGAAGCAGTAGAAAAAGTCCTAGAAGCAGAAGCACCAGTTGCTGAAGCAGAAAAGTCTGATTCTATTGTAGAAGATAGTGCTACATCTTCAACAGAAGATGCAATTCAGAATCTAGAAGCACCAGTAGCAGAAAATGCTGCAAAGGCTGATGAAGTAATCGCAAATGCAATTACTGAAATTAAAGATTCTGTTACTAATGCCTTTGGCGATCTAACAGCAACACTTAAATCACTTAGTGATGAAGTTGCTAACATAAAGAAATCTCTTGATGCCACAACAACTGATGTAAATCAAATCAAGGGTACCTTTAATGAAATTGGAAAGAGAGTTGATTCCGTAGAAAAGGACACCGCTTTCCGCAAGTCTGGCGATCTAGGCGAGATCGTGCAGGAATTGGATTCATCTCCAGTTCAAAAATCCCTATGGGGCGGACGTTTCCTCAAATTCTCCGACGTAAAAAACTATCCAGGAACTACCCTTGGCCACGGCCATGACGGAACAGGTGCTGTAGCATCTGGTTCTACAGCAGACGCAGCAGCCATCGTAAGTGGTCGTGACGGCGTTCTAGGTAACATTACTGGAGCAAATTACGGAACATCAGGTGCCAACGCAGTTAACCCTGTCGGTACTGCAGGTGGTATTCTATTGCCTGAACAAGCACGTCGCTTCATTGATTATGTGTGGGATGCTACAGTTCTCGCTAAAGATGGACGTAGAGTTACAATGCGAGCAAACACAATGGAACTTGAAAAAGTTAACGTTGGTGAGCGTGTAATTCGTGCAGCAGCACAAGCAGACCCTACATTTACAAATGCAGGCGCAACTTTCTCAAAGGTTGAATTGACTACAAAGAAGATTCGTCTGGACTGGGAAGTATCAACAGAAGCACTAGAAGATAACGTAGAAGGTGGCGCTCTTGAAGACCATCTCGTACGTTTGATGACAAGTGCTTTTGCTAACGACATTGAAGATCTTGCAATTAATGGTACAGGAACTGGTAACAATGCTTTCCTTAACATTATGGAAGGCTTCGTTTCAAAGGTACAGGGCGGAGACTCACATGAGTCAATGGTCACTGTAGCAGATAACGCATGGACAACAGAGATTATGCAAAACATTATTCTCGCAATGCCACGCAAGTATCGTGCAATCAAGAACAATCTTAAGTTCTATGCAGGCACAGATGCATTCCAAGGTATCGTAAAGAACAACGGAACACTCGCTGATGCAATCGCAGAAGCATTTGCTGGTACACCAGCAGGTACTCCACAAAACCGTCAAGCATATCTTGATGGCGGAGCACAGACATTCGGCGGAGCACGTACAACTCGTGTTCTCGGTGTTGAAGTTCAGGAAGTTCCTTACTACCCTGCAGGTTATATTGACTTGACATTCCCACAGAACCGTGTATGGGGATTCCAGCGTGATATCACTGTAAACCGTTTCTACCAGCCAAAGAAGGACACAATTGAATACACAGTATTCGTCCGCTTCGGTCTTCAGTGGGAAGAACTTGACGCAGTTGCATTCGCAACAGCAGCAAACAATTCATAATCACTGAAATACTTAATAGGGAGGGTAGCGTAAAAACTACCCTCCTTATTTTCTTTTAGGAGTAAATATGTCATATCCAGGAATACCAGTAGATCATAGCCACAATGGAGAAGGCGCAATTGTTACATTAGGAACTCCAGGCGTTATTATTATGGGATCTAGCGGCTTGCAAGTTAATACATTAGGAACTTCAGGAGCGACTCTTGGAGAAACATCGGGACCAAATGCTGTCAACCCATCAGGGGTACAGAGCGGAATTCGTTTACCAATGCAAAATAATTTTAGTAGAGGTAGACGACGCTAATTCTGGTATAATGACATAGGAGGAATAAATGTCTATTATTGAAGATTTGTCTAAAAAGACTGTTATGGAGATAAAGTCTTATGCAAAAAAGAACAATATTGATTTGTTTGGGGCAACAACAAAGCTAAATATGCTTGAGGTGATTGCTAGCTGGACTCCAAGAGAAGAGCCAGTAGAGTCTAAAAAAATTGAAAAACAAGCAGAAGAAAAGGTAGCGTTGTTTTCAGAGCGAAATATATATTGGAATGAAGTTGGCCAAGTCGTAAAAGGCTATAACATTGTGACCAAGGAGGTCTCCGAGAAGTGGCTTACCCACAGTAAGGTTCGCATGGCGACACCTCAAGAAGTGGCAAGGCATTACGGTAAATAAATATGATAATTCTTAGACTGCCCCCATACCCAATTGAGATTAAATACGATGTTCCTTTAGCAAGTACCAACTATTTGGTTACTATTGAAAACTCTACAAGAACAGTCAGGGCATCTGAAGTAATTCAATCTAGCGTAGCAAAAGAAGTCACTCTTACCCTTGCGGGGGACTTAATTAAATATGACCACGACTACTCTGTTGAAATTTATAAAATTAACGATGATGAAGATTCAGAAGACAATATTGTTGTTCAAGACATGCTTACAATTATACGACCGTATGTTAATCCAAATACACTAGGAACAACTGCAACAGAGATTGCAGAAGCAAAATACAATGAGAGTATTGCCAGAGCAATAGTTGATGCACTAACTACTCGTGGATTTACATTTGAAAGAAAAATTCTTGAGGTTGTTGGTCAGGGAACAGACTATATTCCTGTTTGGGGCACAATCTATAAAGTAAATCAAGTATTTGAAAATGGTAAACTTGTATACGATATTACAAATACCGTAGATGGTCCTTCTCTAGACGGATTTAGTTATGAGATTACAAAAGATAGAACTGCAATTGTAAAAGTTCCCACAGATTCAGAATACTATGAATCAAAAGATCGTTCAGAAAGAAAACCTCTTAAGTATAGAGATGCAGGCTCAGACTCATTTTACGTCTACGCCCCATACGAAAATTATGACAACATGTGGACTAATACAAAAAATACAGCAGTTGCATTTCCTGAAGGATTTGATTATATAATTGACTATGATTCTGGATACAAAGTTATTCCAAATGATATACAAGATGCAATGACAATGATAATTAATGATCTTAAATGCGGTAAAATGGATCACTACAAATCATATGTTACTGAATACGAAACAGATCAGTTTAAAATAAAATATGATCCATCTAAATTTAATGGTACTGGAAACATCTTAGTTGATATTATTCTTGATAAGTACACGACAAACTTTCGTACCCCTGGGATGCTGTGATGAATTGTGATACAACAGACTTTATGTACCCAATGCTTGCCGATGTTTATTATCCAATAATTAAGCAAAGCGAGTATGGCAAGGCTATTAAAGAATGGATCTTTGATAGAACAATTACATGCAATGCACAGTCTTTAAATCAAAAGGCAAATGAAGACACTTCTCCAGCAGTTTTTCTAGTTTCTGAAGGAAAGCTTGTTGCAAGATCAAAATCAGACATAAGAACATCTTCAAAAAACGAAAACAATAACATTACAAATATTCTTATAACAAATGTTAGGCTTCCAGGAGATAATCTAGTTTACAGAGAAACAGCAGGGCCAAGAAACGGAAGAGGAACAATATTTGAAATTGCAACTGTTGAGCCTTTTGTTGGAGGGCTTCAGAGCATCGAGTACTACCACATGGTATGGCGTAGATCTGAAAACCAGACAGTAGGCGATTAATGAGAGTTTCTATTAATGTTAAAGATTTTGAAAAAACTATTATGAATGTGGCAAATTATTCTATTGGGTTTTTAGATGGAGCAAAAAAGGGCAAAAATGTTTTTTTAAGAAATCTTGGCAAAAGTACAGTTTTAGTACTAAAGGAGTACGTTGATGCTGAAGCAAGATCAAACCCAAAAGCTTTACATCATATATACGAGTGGTATAAAACTGGTAGTCCAAGTGCTAGACTTTTTGATTTTGACTATACAGTTAGCAATCTAGGACTATCCTTTAACTCAACACTAAAGCAATCAAGTTCATTATCTCAAGGATCATCAACTCCGTTTTATAATAAAGCAAGAATAATGGAAGAAGGATTGCCAGTTACTATTTCTCCCAAAAAGGCAAAGGTGTTAGTGTTTGAATCTAACGGAGAAACCATATTTACAAGTAATGACATTAACATTGACAATCCAGGGGGAGATTATGTTGCAGGATCTTTTGAACGCATAATTGATGAATTCTTTAATGTCTACTTTAGACAGTCATTTCTTGCATCTTCTGGATTAAAATCCTACATCAATAATCCAATCCTTTATAAGAAAAATATTAAAAAGGGATCAAAGGCTGGAAAGTCTACTGGAGTTGAAACTGGATTTAGATGGATTGCAAACGCACATATTGGGGTAGAATAAGACTATGGCAACCGTTGCGGCAGAGACAGGCTTTCCACCTATTTTTATTAATAAATATGTTGTTGCCCAGCTTAAAGAATTTGGTATAGTAACTGGCATTGAGGGTATAGACCCAATCGTTCCAGTCCAGTCCACTAACCTAGATGACCTATTTGGAGAAATTACGGTAACTGGAGATGCATTTTTAATAGCATATGACAGACTAGCAAGATATAGACCAAGCTCAATGTACAGACACAAAAGAGAACAACTAGTTTATACGATCCACTCGTCTAGCGATGCCCAAGGGTTTGATATAGCTAGAATTATTTCGGCTGCCCTAGATAGGGAAGACTCAGCAGCACAAGATGTAAATAACTGGCTTATTAATAATCCAGACCAGGTTCCAGCCTTAAATGTATTTTTTCATCGTTTTAAGGTTTTTCAAATTGATGAAACAAGAGATCTTGTTGAGTTAGGATCTATAAAGTTTAATTGGCGGGGTAAGTTGATAATTGAGTATGACTACCATACCAAAGACTCTGATCTGCCACTATACACTTAAAAATGCTGTTATAATTAATACGAGGAAACAGCGCCAAACAACTTAATAACCCTATTTAGGAAAAAGAGGTGAATAAATGGCTAATTACAGTCGTGGTACATCAACCAACATTATCGTTGGTGCAGCAGCGCTATTCGTTGCTGATACAACTTTGGATGCCGCATCATTAACTGCCTTTGAGTCTTCAAAGACTTTCAGAGACACACTTACTAACGATGCTGACTATACAAACGTTGGTTATACAATGAACGGTCTTGAACTGCAGTTCCAACCTGACTTCGGTGAAGTTACAGTTGACCAGATTCTTGACGTTGCAAAACTTTACAAGCAAGGTATGCAGGTTAATCTTGCAACAGCATTCGCTGAAGCAACACTAGAAAACCTTCTACTTGCTTTGGCTTACAGTGATTCTAAACTCTCAGGCACAAAGTCATCTTCAAACGGACAGGCACTTAACCTTTCTGCAGGAGATATTGGCGAATGTCCAGTTGAGCGTGGTATCGTTGCAGTAGGCCCAGGAACAGGCGATTGCGTAAACTCTGCTTATGTAGAGCGTGTTTACACAGCATATCGTGCACTCTCAATTGAGAATGTTACGGTATCTGCAAAGCGTGATGAGGCTTCAATGTTTGAAGTTTCATTCCGACTACTTCCAGAAGATGTTTCTGGTTCATACGGTAAGATCGTAGATCGTACCTGGACACCAGCATCATAATTTAATATAAAATCGACACGGCCCATCTCTTCGGAGGTGGGCTTTGTTGTTTACTAGGGCATTTTGTGGTAGAATAGAATTCATATGGCTACAACAATATATAAAAGCGCTATTATTCATTTGTTTGATGGCACAGAATTAGAAATTATTCCATTAAAGATCAAATATCTTCGTGAGTTTATGGATGCATTTGAGCATGTAAAAAATACAAGTGGCGATGACGAAGCAATAGAAAAACTTGTAGATTGTGTAAGAATTTGCATGAAGCAATACTATCCCAAAATATCTAAGTCTATTGAAGATGTAGAGGACAATGTTGACATGCAAACAATCTATACTATTCTAGATATTGCTGCAGGAATAAAGATTAATAAAAAGTCTGAAGAGCCTGTTAAAGATCAAGCAGAGCGTAGTGGGGATACATGGGAAACGCTAGATTTGGCAAAGTTAGAGTCTGAGGTATTTTTGCTGGGGATCTGGAAAGACTACCAAGAATTAGAAAAATCTTTATCAATGGCAGAACTAATGGCAACACTAGAAAGCAGTAGAGAACTTGACTACAATGAAAAAAAGTTTTTAGCCGCTATCCAGGGCGTTGATTTAGACAAGGAGTCTGGCAGTGAAAAGGGTCAGAAAGAATGGGAAGACATGAAGGCTAGGGTATTCAGTGGTGGGGCAACTTCTGATTCAAATGATGTTCTTGCTTTACAAGGAATTAATGCCGAGAAAGCAGGGTTTGGAATTGGGATGGGTCTTGACTATGAAGACGGTAGAGACCCCTCTCTTATGCTATAATTAACTAAGCCTATATAGGAGGAAAAATGGCAACAACAGTACATGAGGGTGAAGAACTTACTCTAATGGATGGCTCAAAGATCAAGGTTCGTCCCTTGAAGATTTCTTTGCTACGTCCATTTATGAAGAAGTTTGAACAGGTAGCAGCGGTGGCAGAAGATAATGAGAAGTCTATGACTCTTCTTATTGAATGTGTACAGATCGCTATGGAACAATATAAGCCAGATCTTGCAAAAGATCTAAATGCTCTAGAAGATATTCTAGATCTACCAACAGTTTACAAGGTAATCGAGGCTGCTTCTGGCGTCAAACTTACTGATGCAAATTCTTTGCTGAACACAGTTCTTGCAAACAATTAAATAAAGAGGTGACATAGATGAGTGATGTTAATGCCAATATTGGCGTACAAATTGATACGTCGTCCGCATTAGCAGAACTTAAAAATCTACAGCGTCAACTTGCAAATTTTCATGCATCAATAGCAAAAACTAGCGCAGCCGCTTCAGCAGCGCAAAAGGGGTTGCAAACCAATCTCTTAAATTCTATCAATGCTACAGGGCAGTTTCATGCCACAATGGGCAATGTTAGAACATCTACGGAGTCATTTACTCACGCATTAGAGTCTAATAAACTTTCAATGCGTGAGTATTTCCGTTATGCTGGTGGTGCATCAAAAACTTTTGGAAGGCTATTTAGACAAGAGTTTGACACAATTGGCAAGGTAGCCGAAGAACGTGTAAAGAAGATGCAGACCCAATATATTAAGATGGGTCGAGACGCAAGCGGTGCAATGAAGGCTATGGCAATTATGCCAACTACATTGAACATGGATGACTATGCTACAAAAACAGCAGTTGCTGCACAAAGACAAGCATTATTTAATCAGTTAATAAAACAAGGATCTACACAACTTTTAAATTTTGGTAAAAATACCCAGTGGGCAGGCCGCCAACTTATGGTTGGTTTTACAATACCGCTTGCATATTTTGGCACAACTGCCTCTAAAGTATTTATGGATCTTGAAGCACAGGCTATTAAGTTTAAGCGTGTTTATGGAGACATGTTTACAACTGCTGATGAAACAAATAAAGCACTTGCAGATGTTCAGGCATTAGCAGAAGGATTTACTAAATACGGAGTTGCAGTAAGTAAAACTATGGAAATGGCAGCATCTGCTGCCGCAATGGGTAAAACAGGCGCAGACCTTACAGCACAAGTATCAGAAGCAACTAGACTTGCTGTTCTTGGTGGAGTAGAGCAAGAGCAGGCTCTTGAAACAACTATATCACTTACAAATGCATTCGGTATTGCAGCAGAAGATCTTGCAGCAAAAATTAACTTTCTTAACTCTGTAGAAAACCAAACAGTTGTATCTATTGAAGACTTAACAATTGCAATTCCTAAAGCGGGACCAGTTGTTCAACAACTTGGTGGCAATGTTGAAGATTTAGCATTTTTCCTTACAGCAATGAAGGAAGGTGGAATTAACGCATCAGAAGGTGCTAACGCACTCAAGTCTGGTCTTGCATCATTAATTAATCCAAGTAAAAAAGCAAGCGAATTTCTTGGTAGTCTTGGCGTAAATATTAAAGGAATTGTTGAAACAAATAAAGGTGATATAAAGGCAACAGTTATAGGATTTGCACAAGCCCTAGACACACTTGCACCACTTGATCGCTCAAGGGCAATCGAACAACTTTTTGGAAAATTCCAGTTTGCCCGTCTATCAACATTATTCCAGAATATCACTAAAGAAGGAACACAGGCAAGTAAGGTTTTAAAGATGGCTGGTGCTTCAGTAGAAGAACTTGCAATCTTATCTGAGCGAGAATTAAAAACAGTAGAAAATGCTGTGGGTGTACAATTTAAGTCAGCAGTAGAGGAACTAAAGTTAGCAATTGCCCCAATAGGAAAAACATTTTTGCAGGCTGTAACACCAATCGTAAAGGTTGTTGGAGATCTTCTTGACAAGTTCAATAATTTAGGTGATGGCACAAAGAAGTTTATAGTAATTGCATCTACTCTTGTTGGAATTATTGGACCAACACTGTTAATGACTTTTGGTTTGGTTGCTAACGGTGTAGCAAATATTATTAAGTTATTCCTTGCACTACGTGGAGGATTTCTAAGATTAGGTGGCAATAGCAAGATTCTTGCAGAGCAGACTAACTATCTCAATGCAGAACAGTTAGAGTCTGCAACAGTTGCTGCTTCACTTAACCAAGCACACACAAGACTTACACAATCATTTACCGCACAGGCTTCTGCTGTAAGAGCACTAAGACAAGCATACATAGATGCAACTGTCGCTGCAGCAACATTTGCTAGAGCAAATCCAGGAATGATGATGCCTACCAGAGGTGGTAGGACACCAAAGAAATTTGCAAGGGGATCAACATATGTACCAGGAACAGGTAATAAAGACACAGTACCATCTATGCTTACCCCTGGAGAAGCGGTTATTCCAAGAGACATTGCTCAAAATCCACAATTCCAGCCAATCATTGATGCGTTAGTTACTGGAAAACTTCAAGGGTTTGAAGAGGGAACTGTAAATGTAGGTGGTAAATCATTTAAGACAACTAGTCAGAAGAGTGCAAGAAGTCTTGAAAGCGCCATTGCTGAACTAAGATCTCAAGGCATACCAGAAGAAAAGATTATTTGGGCACTAGAAACAAATGTGTCAAAGGGTCGACCAATGACCAAAAGCCAACTATTTAGACGTTTAAGTATTAATCGTGGTTCAAGTTCTGGATCATCTGCTCCGTCATCAATACGAAATCTTGCAAAGCAATCACAATCTGGCTTCCTTCAAGAAACAGAAGTAATTAAAGAATCGCTTAAAAAACAAGGGGTAGTGTTAACTCCAGCACAAGAAAAGAACTTGTTTAATGTTCAGGCATCTCACATTGAAGAAACAAGAACTGGTGGAGTAAAAGAGTGGAACGCTAAAAACCTTGTTGCTGATTTAGGATATGTCAATAACTATATAAATACTGTAAAGGGTAAACTTGGAACAGATTTGCTTAAAATGTCTGATGCAGAATTACAAAAACTTGGAATTGATAGAAAAGAACTTCAAAAATTACAAGCAGGAACTCACCCTACTACAGCAGAAGCAGCAAAAACTTTAAGAGCCGTTGCCCAATATGATTCAATTCGCAACCCAAATTCATACCAAGCCAAAGCGGTTGTTGCTGGATTAGAACATAGAGCAAAAACAAATTTCTATGCAACACCAATGAAAACATTAGAAGAAAGTAGACCTCCTGCAAGTAAGGTAGAAAAATCAATAAAGTCTAGAGCAGATTTAGCAGAACAAGAAAGAAATGCTAAAGCAGGTAATGACTCTGAGCAAATAATGAAGCAGATAGATAAAGACATAAGAAGAACTGCTTTAGGAAAACAAGCACCAACAGATTTTGGAAAACAAATATCTCCAACAACTGGACATAGTTTTCCAGTTAAAGGTTTGGGCGGTGTATATCAAAAGCCAGACGGCAGCATGGTATTTGTTAAGCCAGTCATAGACGCAAAAGCGGCTTTAGCAGAACAAAGAGCAACTATTATTGCTAGAGAAGCACACGGGCTAGATTCACCAAAACAAGAAATTAAGACTATGCTTGACCCATCTGATCCAACAGGCAAGAGAAAACTCATTGTTTTAGAGTCTGCCTTTGATCCTAAATTTAATCCAGAAACTATGACTGGAAAATTTACAAAGGACGAATATTTTAAACAACTTGTTGCAGCAAACCTTCGTGGAGATAAAGACCTAGGTAGAGGAAATCTTTCTGGCAATGTTCTTGCAGATGTTGGAACAGCAGGAGTTTTTGAAAAGGCATCTGGAAAAAGAGATTATGCCAAAGTAATGCCATCAATGGCAGAGCAGGCAAGAATTAATTTACTTGGAGTAAAGGGTGGTGCAAAAAAATTCTTTGCAGAATCAACACTTGATATTCCTAAAGGAATGACCGCAGACGAATATCACACAAGAATGATAAAAGAAATTGATACGGTGCTTCCAAAACTAAGAGAAACTGTATCAAGACTTGATCTCACCCCTGCAGAAAGAACAGTTTATGCTGGCATGATTGCAAGGCTTGAGGAAGGAAGAAAGGTTGATTGGAGAGAATTCCACAAACTTCACTCTAGCGTTGTTGTTACAAAGAAAGAATCTTTACAAGATAAAAAAACTAAAAAAATATCTCCAATTAAAGGCAAGCCAAAGCCTGCAAATGTAAAATCTTCAAGTAAAGATCCTGCAGATAAAATTATTACACAAGTTCCTCCAGGCAAAAAGGTTGTACAAACACCTAAGACAGGTAGGATAGTCCTTCCAGGACGTGCAGATGCTCCAGAAGCCGACACTGCGGTAAGAGGTGTTCGTCTTAGTGATGCACAAAAACAGTTTAGAGCAGAGCAAAACTCTTTAAGAAGACAAATTCAAAAACTTGAAAAAGAAAAACTTGCAAGAGAAAAAAAGTTTGGGCCTGTTCGTGAAGTTAAAGATCGTCAGTTTAATTCAGAGCAAAACTCTTTAAGAAGACAAGTTGAAAAAAGCCAGAAGGAAAGACTTCGCCTAGAAAAAGATGAAATACGTGCTCAAAAAGTAAGAGCAGAAATATTAAAAAATGGCACCAAGGCTTTAGATAATGCTCTTGTAGCAACAGAAGATTCAAACAAAGCACAAATAAGTACAAAAGAAAAACTTACACAGTTTAGTAATAAAGCAGGCCTTGGCATTGGGGCAATGAGTGGTTTAACAGTTGCTGCCTCATTTGCTGGTGGCAAGGTTGGAGAAATGGCTCAGACAATTATGCCATTTGTATTTGGCTTACAAGGCATAGTAATGCTACTTCCGCTACTGGCCAATCCCTGGGTAGCAGCAATTGCAGCCGTTGCTGCTGTCGGTGGTGCCATGTGGAAAATGGCCAAAGACGTTGAAGACGCTAGAAAAGAAGGAGTAAGCCTTGCTCAAGCAATGAGCATGACTTCTGCTAAACTACAAAGTCTTTCAAAAATAACTGGAACGGTTAGCGCTACAGAAGAAGCAGATAGAAAACGACAAAACACATTAACAGGTGAAAGTGCAGTTCAAAGAAAATTTGGTCAAAATGTTCTTGGTAGTGAATTTGGTAAAGGCCTTATAGCGGATATTGAAAAGCAAGCAAAGTCTGGGCAAGGTATACAAGAAATTGGTAGAAATATATCTAATAGCCTTGCCTATGCAATTCTTCAAGGAACAGTAACAACAGATCAAGCAAAAAGTATTGCCTCTGCACTTGGAGAAGAATTACAGAGTTATGAGATACCAGCAATCATTAGCGGTAGATTGGTTACGCTTCTTGGACCCAACGGAGAGAATTTAACAAGAGACCCATTACAAGTAACTCTTGAACTTCAAAAAGACTCAATGTCAAGACAGTCTGATTTCTTTAAAGAAGCGCTAGGAAACATAAAGCCAACTGTAGGTCTTAGTGCTAAGCAAACTATACTTGCATCAACAGGTGCGGGTGCTGTAGGAGGAGCAGTAGTTGGTGGCGTCGGCGGTGCTGGCGTAGGAGCAGTTCCAGGAGCAATCATAGGAGGTGCAGCAGGCTTAGTTGGCGGAGTAGGTGCGGCATACTTTAATTCAAAAGATCAAGCACAAAACGCTAAACTAGGTGGAGCAGCATTACAACTTGGTTTAGAGCAGGTTGGAATGAATAATGGATTGGTTGATTCACTAAATAAACAATATGACATTAAAGTTAAAATGGCAAAAACAGATGCTGAAATTCAAACAATTGAGGATCAAAGAAAGAAGGCTCTAGAAACTCTTAATGCTAAAAACAACGAAGCCTTAAATCTTCTTATTGCACAAAAAGATGCTTTTGGTCCAGCCATATTTACAGCGGGAATTAATTCAGCAATAGATGCACTCTACAAAGATGGACCAATGAAAGTTTTTGCAGATGAGGCAAAGAAAGAATTAGAAAATATTGGAAACGCAGATTTTAAAGCAATGCTTCAAGTTGAGTTTGCGAGTGGAGCACTTGACCCCGTAACAGTGATGAAACTTGCAAATAATGAAAATCTACAAAGTAAATTTTCTCTTTTGGTCGAAAAAAAGGGAAGTGAGGAAGCAAATGTAATAATGCAACTTCTCATGAAGGCTGGAGCAGACGACACAAATCTTCCAATATTTATGGATATATTAAACAAAAATCCTAAAAACTTTGACAAGAATATGAATGCTATTAAGGTTCTTGCTAACATGAAACAAAAATATGGAATTAGTATTAATGTTAATGATGATGGCGTATCGCAAGTCAAAGAAGTTGCTGCAATAACTGAAAAACTGGCAGGTATAAAGGGAGAAGAATTAACAAAACAAGCCTTCCTTGATCTTGGCATTACTGGGGATATGACAGGGCCAGAATTTGATATACTATGGAAAACCCTTGTTGGTACATCAAACACAATCAATAAGTCAGTTATAGTTGACTTTGTTGCTGCTGGAGATGCCAATGTTATCGATGCCTACATGTCTGCTATGGGAATTACAAGACTTAAAGGAAGAAGCGCTGGTGCTCAAAGAAAAGCACTTGCGGATAAAGCAGCAGCATGGGCAGTTGGAAGACAAGGCCAAGTTGATAAAAATGGTAACCCTATTGTTAAAAATCCTACCGAAACAACGCCAAAAGCAAGAAACACAACTTTTGATAGTATACTTCAAGATCTTAAGAATACAAGAGATGCAACTATTGATGCTCAAGGTGGAGCCAAAGAACTTATGCGTATTCTTGGTAGTAAAAAAGATTTACAACTGTTTAACGGTATTGATCAACAACTATCTAAACTTGGTGCAAACTCCGACTTTATTGATTTTGTTGGTGGACTAGAAAATGCTATTAAAGAAAAAGTTATTAAAATTAATAAACAAGGAGTTGTTTCATATGGAGAATTTGGTGAGGCTGCTAAAAAAGCATATGATGAAAAACAACTTGGAGCATTTAGTTCTAAGTCAGCCATAGCAATAAAAGAATTACAGGGCCAGCGTTCAGGATTTGTAGCACTAAAGGCTGCTGGAGTTGAATCTGCTGATGCTATTGAAATGGTTGCAGATGCTACATTTATGGTTTCTCTTGCTGCTCAAAAAAATCCTGAAGAAATTAAAAAGATGGTTGACGAGTGGAAGATCATGAAAAAAGAAATGAATCTTACCGCTGCTACAACAAATCCACAACAATATTTTAATGACCAAATGGCTGTCGCAGAAAGACAATTTAGTTTCCAAGAAGCAATGGCAAGAAGAACTTATGAACCACAAATTGAAGCAACACAAAAACTAGTAGATGCAAACAACGTTCTTATTGACCAGAATCAACGTAAACTTGAAATGGATGCTAAATACGGTAGCCGTCAGATTGATAAAATTAATTCTGAGATTGAGGGATTAAACAGACAACTTGCAAAGGGTGTAGATGCTACACTTCAAACTCTTTCTGTTGAGTCTGCTAAACTTTCAGAAGATCAGGCAACAATTGCCAAAACAGTTGACGGCATTAATCAAAAATACGATTTACAAGAAAAAGCACTTTCAAAAATATCAGAACTCAACCAAGATATTATTGCTGAAAAGAAAACACAGATATCTCTTGCTGATGCATTAACACAAGGAGATATTTCGGCAGCAGCACAGGCTGCCCAAGATGTAAGATCTGCTTCTTCAAGTAGAGCACAGCAGTTAGCAAGCGATGCTATCACTGCAGCAAGAGAGTTAGAAATAAATGCAGTTACGGGATCATTAACTGGCAAAAATTCAATCGCCATTACAGAAAGACAATATCAGATTGATCGTGAAACATATAAACTTGGAATTCAACGTGCTAGTATTGAAGCGCAGATTGCTGACAAGCAAGAAGAAATTTATAAAATTGAATTATTGCGTAAGCCAGTAATTGCAGAAATTACAAGACTTGAAGATCTTAACTATAACTATAATGTAAATGTTATTCCTGCACTAAAAACAAAACTTCAGGCAGAACTTGATGCAGTAAAAGCACAAAGAGATAGATGGTACGATGCACAATTGGCCATTGAGGGTGCAAACATAAAAACAAAAGAATTTCAAGATAAACTTACAGCCGCAAACGGAATACTTGCATCGGTAAGCAAGTTATGGGGAGACATTACAGACAAAAATCTTAAACTTACAATTCAAACTATCGAAGAAGTTATTAGAAAAGAAGCGTTTTCTCCAACACCACCACCACCACCAACTCCAACTCCAACACCTCCAGTAGACACTGCAGCAGCACTTAGAAAGTTACAGTCTGGACAAAATCTGTCTGATGCGGAACGAGTAGCACTTGGTATGCAAACCGCAGCAGCCGCCAAAGCAGCAGCAGATAAAGCAGCAGCAGATAAAGCAGCAGCGGATGCCGCGGCAAAAGCAGCAGCAGATGCAGCAGCCGCAAAATTTGGAACACCATTTGGTCAAGCAGGATCAGCGTTAAATAAAAAATTAGGAGGGATAGGATTCCTATCTTCTGGTGGTATGGTTCCTAAATATTTTGCTGATGGAGGGTTTTCACGAGGAACAGACACAGTTCCTGCTATGCTTACTCCAGGAGAATTTGTTATTAATAAAAATGCAGCAAATAGCATTGGAGTCAACAATCTTAATAGACTGAATAGTGGAGAATCTTTGGGCAGTTCAGTGTATAATTATAGTGTAGGGATTAATGTTACAAACGCTAATGCAGATGCCAACGATATTGCAAGGGCAGTCATGGGACAAATTAAGTATATAGATTCACAAAGAATTAGAGGACAAAGGTAATGGCAACATCAGGCTACATGACAGGCAGAAAGCGCTATCAGAGACCACAGGCTGTCTTATGGTCTGATAATGCTGGAACGCTCTCAAATGGCCTCTATGTGCCCACAGGGTACGAGGTTGGGGCAGTTGTGCCAGATGGCACAGCACCAAACTTAATTGATCAGTTTATTATTTTATCGGATCATAATAGATCTGAAATTTCTTTTAACACTGAAAGAATTGAAAAACGTCAGCGCACAATTAATGGAAGAATGAGATCTTATCATATTGCAGATAAGTTAAATATTTCATTTTCTTGGAATGATCTACCATCAAGATCTCACGCATTAGTTGCAGATTTTAATTCTTCTGGGGTATCTCCTTTGAAAAATTCCACATCTGAATATACTGCAGACGGTGGAGCAGGTGGCGTACAACTTTTAGATTGGTACGAAAACCACAAAGGTCCTTTTTGGATGTATCTTTCTTATGACAAGTATTCTAATTTTGGAAATGACGATGCAGCATTTGGACACCTAAATTCATATAACCAAATTATGCAAGTATATTTTTCAGATTTTAACTATACTGTTACAAAACGTGGTGGAAGTAACTTTGATCTTTGGAATGTTAGCGTAACACTGGAAGAGGCATAATGTTTGTTAATGATGCCTTAAAAACTCATCTTGAAACTTCTTCAACCATTCAACTGCAATCATTAATTTCGGCTGAGTGGAATATGAATATGCCAGATAATATTTATAAACTTGGAAACTATAGATATAGGCCAACAGATAATACTTCAAAGTTTAGAACAATGCCAAGCAGTTTTGACCAATTAGATTCAGCAGGTTATTATACTGGGGCTACTGATGCAGATGTTATTGTAGATGGCGGATACAACAATGAAGGAGTGCCACAATTCTTTAAGTCTAAAAAAGAAAAAATGAATATGATTTACTCTTTAGAAGACTGCTTAAAGCCATTTAGACCAAGATCAGGAATCAACAAAACTCTTTATTTTAATGGAAAATTTATTGCAAACTCTGGAGCATCAATGGCTGAAAGGCCAAGATATTATATGCCATCAAGATATGATCAATTTAAATATTGGACTTCTTACAGAACAGAAGATGGCGTAGAACAAGGAATTGCTAAAAATAAATTAGGTTCTCTTTTTTATATTAATGACACGGCTCCTTTTGTTGTCTATAAAGAAAAGGTTCCAGCAAATAGAATTATTGTAAAAATGCAAACAAATATTGGCTCGGTAAATTTAGGTCCATTTACAACGGCATCAAGGTCTATTAGCGATCCACTACATGGTAATACAAACAAAACAACTCCCCTTAGATGGAAGGTTCAGTATTTAGATGAAAACAATTGGATAGATGCTCTTTCATTTGATGAAAATTCTTTAAGAGATAATGGAAACCCCATTATTGGCTCTGATGGATATGTAGAACTACAGTATGGTCTTATTGTGCCAAAAGAATATAAAGATATTTTTATTTTTGCAGAACAACTTTCATCTGCCAGTCTATTGCCTGAAAAATCTGTTAATGGTTATGCATATCTTGTTGTTGCAAATAATGAAGACAGAGGAACATTCCATATCTGGAATGAAATAACTTCAGAATACAAAACGTTTGTTCCCACATACGGTTGGCGTGTTTCAGAAGATGTTCTTAATAATGAAACAAACATGGTTACAGATCTAACTTCTCCAGCATATTTTAAAAACACACTAGACAATAAAAATATTTATAAAGAATTTCAATATGTTCGTGGAATTAGAATTGTTGTTGATACAATGAACAAGTTTGACTCTTGTTTTGATTTAATTGAAATGTCTCCAAGACTAGTTGTTGATATATCTAATAAAGTTACAGATTTTAAGATAACTAAGTCACTTTCCGATATTGGAAATACATCTTTGCCAGTTGGGCAACTTCTTGCATCAAGTGGAACTTTAAATTTATTTGATGATGACCAGGCTTTTAACGATAATAACACTGCAAGCATTATTTCAAAATATAACAGTAGAAACATTAAGTTTAATTTTTATGAAAAAATTGTTAATGTTTTAGGATACGACTATTATGTTCCCATAAAAACTCTTTATTCAGAAGGCTTCCCACAGTCAGATGCCATGGCTGCCTCTATTTCAATAGAACTAAGAGACTTGTTTTTCTTTTTAGAATCAATGCCAGCACCAAGACTGCTAACAACAAACACATCCCTTAGTTATGCGATCACAACTCTCTTGGATTATATAGGATTTACTAACTATACGTTTAAAAGAGTTTCGGGTGAAAAAGAATCCATCATTCCTTTTTTCTTTGTTGCTCCAGATCAAAATGTTGCCGAAGTTTTAAATCAGTTAGCAGTTGCCACACAAAGTGCAATGTTTTTTGATGAATATAATAATTTTGTTGTAATGAGCAAAGACTACATGATGCCAACAAGCGCTCAAAGAGCAATTGATTTTTCATTGTCTGGCTCTACAGGACAAAACGATACTGGGGTTGTAGAAAATTCTTCATCGGGAAATTTGCCAAATATTATTTCAATTGCATCTGAAGATAAGCAGATATTTAATGATGGAAAAATTACTTACACTAGCAGATACATTCAAAGATCATATGGATCTATACGACAAGCAACGATGGTTGATGAAGATAAAACCTGGATATATAAGCCAGCACTGTTGTGGGAAGTTTCTGGAACTGAAAACACCAAAACAGTAAATGAACTTGCCTCAAAGCAGGGTAATTATGTTCTGGGAGCAATTCCGATTAATTCAAATATTCCAAACACCTTACCAGTTGTGGTCAACAATATTGTTACTAATAATATAATTGATTTAGGAGAAAATGTTTACTGGCTAACAAGATACTCAGGGTACTTATACTCTAACGGAGAGATTATTAAATATGATGCAGCACAATTTAATATAACTGGTACAGGAAATGTTTGGATTAGCGATAACCAAGAATATCAAAAATATTTTGCCTCTTTACCATTTAATGGAAAAATTTATCCAACAGGTTTAGTTAGAATATACTCTCTACCTTACTATGAAACTGTTGATGGAAACACAAGAATAAAAAATGGTTTAGTTCAAGCACACGGAAGAGCGCAGTTTGGAACTACAATAGCAGAACATACTGCTGGAATTAGCACATATTGGTCAAACAACGATAATGTTCGTGGATGCAAAATGAAATCAAACTACTTATTTACTACAGAAATTAATCCAAGCATACCAGCAACAGTTGTAGGTGCTGCAGGTATAGATAACACCACAGCAAAAAAAACTACCAGAAATGGAGTTATTAAAAACTTTTTATCAACCAAATATTTAACAGAAACTGATGTAAACTCTTTAACATCTACAAAATCAGGAACAATTCAGTCATCGGCTTTAGTTATAAACGGACCATCATTTAAAACAACAGAGTCACCACTTGATTTTATTTCTTATGTTTATAAGCCACTAGACAATGCGTATAAACATTTTGGAACAAGAATGAGGATTGTTGGTAAAATTGAAAATAGTGTCATATCAACACAAACACCAATTGGATCAACATCATATTATCAGGTTGTTGGAACACAGACAGACCAAACAACAAACATCAGCGGAGCCTCTGGTGGCCTTGGCGTTATGCTAAATCCAGAAACAAACAATGGATACTATTTTGAAATTATCGCACTAACATCCGACAATGTTGAGTCATATTTAAAAATAGACAAAAATGGACAATCAGGTATAGTCTTAAACAATGTTGTTTTTTATAAAATCAAAAAAGACTCATCTACCAATGAGGCAATACCCGTAAAACTTTGGGGCGGTCTTGCAAAAATTTTAGTAGATGATGGAAGATTTACTGGTCAATATAGGCTTGCATCAGAAGAAAATCCAACAGTTTATGATTTATCAGTTGAATATCAAGACATTGGAAAGACAAGAAGATTTTATCTTTATATTAACAATCAGTTGATCAAGATTGTTGATGATGCAGACCCTCTACCAGTTTATAACAACATGGCACTGTTTGCCCGTGGATCTTCAAGAATTATGTTTGAAAATATATTTGCATTAGCAGAAAATTATTCACAAAATACAGTTTTTACCGTTGCAAAACCTTTAGCACAAGTTTTTGGGGAAGATCAAGTAAATGCAAATGAATCATTTAGAAAATATGCAATGAGCGGTATAATTCAGTCTACTTATCTATCAGGTATAAGTTCTCAACAGCCTCCAAAATATAATATGTATTTTGAAGAGTTTGGCTCGATTATGCGTGAATGTTCTTATTTTGACATTAGATATGATAGGGCTTTTCCAGCACTAACCGCACAACTTTCTCCTACCTTTAATAAAATTAAGGGATACACAACTTCTGGGTTTTATGCAGACTCATACGGTGCAGAGTTTATGATTTTTAATTCTACAGACAAAGCACTTGTTCTTGATGAAACTTCAGGAAACTATTTAAGAATACAGGGAGTTACTTTCACAAATGAC